TGCAACCACAACTACCACTGCAGCGCCTACGACTACAACAACAACAACAGCTCTGACTACCACTACCACAACGACTGCCGCTACTACAACAACTACCACTGCAGCGCCTACTACAACAACAACCACCACAACAACCACTGTGGCACCCACTACGACTACGACAACTGCTGACCCATACAATGGATTAACGCCTTTCTATATACAAGATAATGGAAGCGGTAGTGTATTAAGAGAAACTATTAGCACTGCAAATAAATACTGTATACCTAAGTATGGAATGACTGTAGAACTGTATCACGATGGATCTAATGCACTTCCAGTTGTTGGAGACAAAATATATACTTATCCAGATCCGCAGTCTTATAATGCATTTACAGGGTTTAATTTTAAATATCAGATAGCCACTATTGATGGTAAAAATGGAAACTATGTTGAAGGTGCTATAATGATGAATGATTCTACAGGTGATGTTTCTACAAGATACTATGAATGTGAAGATACTGGAATATGGGATTTCTATAATCCAAATGGAATCTCTGTTAATCTAACATATACTGAATTAGACGGAACTGTAACCACAGTATCTGTCCCTGCTAGATCAACGCACAGAACTCCATGTGTAAGAGAGCATACATTCATAGAACAGTATACGTTTAACGACACAAGAGTTGGTGATTGTCCATAATAAAATAAAATAAAATGAGAATATCAGAACACATAAGCTTTCAAGAAGCAATTAAGTCTAACACAGCCCTTAGAAGGGGTATAAATAACGAACCAAATGATTATCAAATTACTAATATGGTTAATATCGCTCATAATGTTTTCGAACCTCTTAGAAAATGGGTTGGCGGTCCAATAAAGATTAATAGTATGTTCAGGTGCGAAGAGCTAAACGAGGCTATTGGAGGAAGTAGTCGGTCACAGCATTGCGAGGGTAGAGCGATTGACCTGGATGATACTTTTGGATATAAAACTAACAAAGAGATGTTTGATTATATCAGAGAAAATTTAGATTTCGATCAACTCATTTGGGAATTTGGAGATGATGATAATCCTGCATGGGTTCATGTTAGTTTTATTTCTTTTGATGAAAACAGAAAGAGAACAATGAGAGCAGAAAAAATAAATGGTAAAACACAATACAGATATATATGAGTACAGAGAAGCAACATATTGCTAAAAAACCCTTTAAAGAGACTGGATTAGGCAAGATATTGCTTAGTGTTCTTCCAGGAGTTGTTAAAGGAGCGTCAAAAGTGCTTCCAGATTCTGGGGTGCTAGGTGTTATTAAAAACCTTATTGATACAGACCCTGATATGTCTGAAGAAGAAAAAGCTGCTGCACACGATCAGCTTGTAGAGCTTTATAGACTAGAGGTTGCAGACAGAGATTCAGCTAGAAAGAGAGAGGCTGCTATTGTAGCTTCAGGAGGCAGAGACTGGATGATGACCTTAACAGGTATTGTTGGATTGGCAGCATTTGGATTTTTAGTTTACACCGTTGTAACAACAGAAGTTCCAGAAACAAACAAAGAGATATTCATCCATATGATAGGTATTGTTGAAGGTGTTGCTCTTAGTATCTTTGGTTACTACTTTGGTTCTGCCGTGAAGAAAGACGACAAGAACGGATAAGCTTTAATTTTGTAAATTTGCATAAAAGTCTAGGTTATGCCAAGAATAAGTAGTTACCCTAAAGATAATACAGTTACTGGAAACGATATATGGATCGGTTCTGATGGTGACAATGGTCTTATAACTAAGAACTTTAGTGCCGATACCTTAGGAGCCTACTACAACAATAACAACACCTTTAATCAAGGCACTTATACTTTTTCACAGGCATCAGCCGCATCTACTTGGGTTATCAATCATAACTTAAGTAAGTTTCCATCAATAACAGTCGTAGACTCATCTGGAAATGTAGTAGTTGGCTTTGAAACGTACAATAATAACAACCAAATAACATTAACATTTTCTGCCCCTTTTTCAGGATCAGCGTATTTAAACTAAACAAAAAATGGCAATAAATTATTTAAGTAGTATAGATTTAAACAAGAATGAGGTTCAGAATGGAGTCATTCATGTTTTAGCCACAGCGCCTAGCAATCCTGTTGAAGGGCAGATATACTACAATTCAACAGACAAAAAATTATTGTTCTTTGACGGAACAAATTGGATAGATGCTTCTGGAGATATCAAGAGCGTTACAACTACTACTACAGGAACTTTAACTGTAACAGACCCTAATGGACCAAATCCATCAATAGCAACTGTTACAGCAGCTGTAACTAACGGAGGAACTGCTTTAGCTACAGGAGATCAGATATATGATCACGTTGCAACTTCTATTGGAAACATATCATTTACAGTTCAAGGAACTGCTAACGAAATTGAGGTTACTGGAGGTTCTTCAATGGGGGATGGTAGCACTGCTACAATTGGTCTTCCTGATGATGTTACAGTAACAAATGATCTAAACGTAGGTAATAACTTAGATGTAACAGGAAATGCTGTTATTGATGGTGACCTTACTGTTAGTGGAACAACTACTACTGTAAACTCCAACACAGTTAACATCGGAGATAGTATTATAACTTTGAACTCTGATGAAACAGGAGCACCTTCACAGGATGCAGGAATTGAAGTTGAAAGAGGGACTTCTCCAAACAGAAGCCTTATTTGGGATGAGAGTGCAGGAGAGTGGACTATTCAGCAAGCTTCTGGTACATATGAAAGAATAGCAACCTATGCTGACTCTGTAGAAGATGTTATTGTACAGGAAACTGGATCTAGTGGCATTACAGTTACAGAGACTCTTTCTGGAACAGACAACAGAATAAAAACATATAACCTTGCTGTTAACCTTGAAGATAACAATCACAAGCAAGATATTGGAGGATCAACATCTATTGCTGTTACACATAATTTAGGTACATTAGATGTTATTGTACAGTTGTACGATAACTCAACGTATGAAACAGTATACGCAGACGTTGTAAGAAACAGCGTAAATCAAATTACAGTGAGCTTTGCTACTGCTCCATCATCAGGAGCTATCAGAGTATTGGTGCAAAAATTATAATATAAAACATGGCGAATCGTTTCCTGAATAACATAACGATAAATGACGAGTATACGTTACCATCAGTAGACGGTACAGCTGGTCAGGCAATAACAACGGATGGTGCTGGAAACTTAAGTTTTGCCACAGTTGATTCTGACTCAGCACTTAAGATAACTCTTAGGGTTAAAAATGTTTCTGGTGCAACTTTAAACGCAGGTACGCTTGTAAGAGTCGCACCAACCGCCAACCCTCCATCAGGAAATGTATTAGAAGTAGATGTTGCAGACAACAGTGCAGCTTCGACAATGCCAGCAATTGGTATCACAATAGCGGCAATTACAGATGGAAGTGAAGGTGATGCGGTAGCTTTTGGTAGAGCGTCTGGATTTTCTACATCTGGATATACAGAAGGAGACCCAATATGGGTTGGATCAAACGGAGCTTTTGTAGGCACAAAGCCAACTGGTTCTGATTTAATTCAAAGGGTTGGGCAAATAATTAAAGTACACTCTTCAAACGGAAGTATTGAAGTTTTTGGTGCTGGAAGAACAAATGATGTTCCTAATCTCTCTGTTGGTAAGATATGGGTTGGTACAACAACCAATACAGCAGAGTCTACTCTTGTAGAGATAGATGAGACAAACAATATTTTAACTGTAGGAGGGAAGATATATTATTCAAACGTATTTTCTCAAGAATCAGATTTACCATCTGCGACTACCTATCACGGTATGTTTGCTCATGTGCATGGAACTGGGTATGCTTACTATGCTCATGCAGGAGCTTGGGTTAAACTTGCGAGGCATGATGAATTAGTTGCAGCGGCAAATGATGCAACAATAACATTAACAGCTGGAACAGGATTATCTGGTGGCGGTGACTTTACAACTGACCAAGCTACAAATGAAACTATTACGGTTGATTTAGCAGATACAGCAGTAACTCCAGGAACTTACGGAGATGCTAATAATACTCCACAGATTACAATAGACCAACAAGGTCGTATTACTTCTGCTACAACAGTTACTACTGCAGGATCTGGAGGAGGAGGCGGAGGAGCAGAGCTTTCTATTGAAAGAGATGTTTTTACTGCTACATCAAATCAAACAGCATTTACAATATCATCAGCTATAACTGCATCTAGTAATACACAAGTGTATATTGATGGGGTGTACCAAGCTAAAAGCAATTATACAACAAGCGGATCAACAATAACATTTTCAACAGGGGTTCCAGCAGGGGCTGAAGTTGAAGTTGTGCATTTTATTTCTGTTTATTCTAAAATTTACACAGATACGTTTACTGGAGACGCCTCTACAGTCGATTTCACGGCTTCTAAGGACGTTACAGACGAAAACGTTACACAAGTATACATAGACGGAGTTTATCAGTCTAAAGACAACTATACGACTTCTGGGACAACTATCACTTTTTCCACCGCACCTCCAAGTGGTAGTGCAATAGAGGTCGTACATTTTACAGCAGCTGAATATTCAACATTGAATAGTAATCAGTTTACTGGGACAGGGTCGCAAACAGATTTCACTTTAACACAAGGAGTTACAATTGATAATTCTTTTGTATTTATTCAAGGGGTGTATCAAGAAAAGGATACATACTCTATAAGTGGAACAACATTAACTTTCACTACAGCACCACTTAGTGGTTATAGTATTGAAGTTATTACAATAGGTTCAGTGTCTATATTTAATGACACTCTTTATGTAGACAACTTTAACGGAACAGGATCACAAGTTGATTATACGCTTTCAACAAGTCCTGCTAGTGAGAACGCTATTGATGTTTACATTAATGGATTGTATCAGCAAAAAAATACATTCAGTTTATCTGGAAGCACATTAACATTTTCTACAGCTCCTCCAAATGGTTCAACTATAGAGGTTAAATCAACAGGAGGATTAAATAATGTTGTTTCTTCAGGAGCATCGGTAACATTAGATACAACACCTAAAACAGCAGACTTTACTGCTGCTGTAAACAAAATACATTTAGTAGATACAACCTCTGCAGAAATTACAGTTACATTGCCGTCTTCTCCAAGTGAAGCAGATGAAGTTGGAATTATTGATTATAGTTCCAATGCAGGAACAAATAATATTACAGTTACATCAACTGATGATATTCAAAACTCTGCTGACGATAAACTTATTAATTATGATAATGGCGCTGTAAATCTTATATATACAGGAGCTACAAAAGGGTGGATTGTAAAGTCAGCTGCCAATGAAACTGCTACAGCTTTAACTGATGTACCATCAACTATTGCAGTTGATTATTTAGTAGTTGCTGGTGGTGGCGGTGGTGGCGGTTATATATCTGGTGGAGGGGGTGCTGGTGGATTGAGAACTTCTTTTGGAGCAACTTCTGGAGGGGGGGCATCTGCTGAATCATCATTTGATGTAGCATTATCTACTAATTATACTGTCACAGTTGGTGGAGGTGGTAGTGCTGGGTCGGTAGGTGGTTCAAGTTCTACACCAGGGGGCGATTCTATTTTTGGCAGTATAACAAGCATCGGAGGAGGAGGAGGAGCAAATACAACTGTTCCTAACCCAAGTGGGACATCATCCTCTGGTGGTAATGGAGGCTCTGGTGGTGGTAACAGAGCATACAATAGTGGTGCTGCTGTAGGACAAGGAACTGCAAATCAAGGATACAATGGTGCCTCTGGTACATCTGGTGGCGGATATGGAGGAGGCGGTGGTGGTGCTGGAGGCGCTGGAACTAATACTATTTTAAATAGTTATCAAATCTCTGGTGGACCTGGATTAGCTGTGAGTATTACTGGTAGCTCTGTAACTTATGCCGCTGGAGGTCATGGAGGTAGAGAGGTTCCGTATGTAGCCCCAACTAATGCAGCTAACAATACAGGAGATGGGGGTAATGGTAAACCTGATGGGACTATTTCTGGTCAATCTGGAGCCAATGGAGGTTCTGGAGTAGTAATATTACGTTATCCAAATACATATACAGTAACAGAAACAACCTCGCCAAGTGTATTAACATTTAGCACTACAACTGATGGTAGTGACAAAATAACAACATTCACAGCTGGAGAAAACGGAACTATACAATTTAGTTAACTATGGCATTAACAAAACTTATAACAGATTTAATTGACGGTTCTTTAGGAACAGACTGGCAGGCTACTCCAAAAACAGCAGACTTTACAGCTGTAGCTGGGGAAGGTTATTTTGTAAATACTACAAGTGCTGCAATTACAGTTACACTTCCAAGTAGTCCAACTGCTGGCGATGAGGTTTCTATAGTTGATTACGCTGGTACTGCTGACACTAACAATATCACAATAACATCGAGTGATAATATTAATGGCTCATCTAATGATGTTAAAATAAATTACGAAAGAGGCGGAGTATCTATGGTTTATGTAGATTCTACTCAAGGCTGGATAGCTTATAATGCCACTAATGAAACTGCTGCAGCTTTAGAATCAGTTGCAATATCGGTTGATTACCTTGTAGTTGCTGGTGCTGGAGGTGGTGGTGGCTCTGGTGGCGGTGGAGGTGCTGGTGGTTTGCGTACCTCTTATGGTAGTACATCTGGGGGTGGATCGTCTGCTGAATCATCTTTAACTTTATTATCAGCTACAAATTATACTGTTTCTGTAGGACCTGGTGGAGCTGGTGGTGGTGGTTCGTTAACAAGTGGTACAGCAACAGATGGATTTGACTCAGTATTTTCAACTATAACATCTGCTGGCGGTGGCGGTGGCGGTAATCACGCTAGTTCTGGTGCTAATGGAGGATCTGGTGGTGGAGCTGGTAGAGATTCTAGTACATCAGCTTTAGGAGGTACAGCTACATCAAATCAAGGTTATGATGGTGGAGATGGTAGTAATTTAATTGGTGGAGAGTATGGAGCAGCTGGTGGTGGGGGAGCAAGCGCTGCTGGAGGAGTTCAAGGTGCTGGAACTGGTGATGGAGGAGCTGGTTTAGCGGTTAATATATTAAATTCTACAAATGCTGCAACTGAATCTGTAGGACAGGTATCTGGATCTGATGTTTATTATGCTGGCGGTGGCGGTGGAGGAGGCTATCTTACAGGAACTAATGGTACTGGAGGCATTGGAGGCGGTGCTAATGGAGGTATATATTCTGGATCTATTCAAAATGGTAATAATGGTACTGCTAATACTGGAGGAGGTGCTGGAGGTGGATCTGGACCTGGTAATGCTGGAGGTGATGGTGGAACTGGAGGCTCTGGAGTGGTCATAATACGCTATCCAAATACATTTACAGTAACAGAAACAACCTCTGGAGGCAATGTACTAACTTTCAATACATATACAGAGGGATCAGATAAAGTAACAGTATTTACATCTGGAGAAAACGGAACTATACAATTTTCAGAAGTATGATAAAAATTAATAATAAATAAAATGGCACACTACGCATTACTAAACTATCAAAACATAGTTACTAAAGTTTGCACAGGCAAAAATGAGGATGAAACCGATACTAATATAGAGTTGGTTTACCAAAATATGTTTGGACAATTATGTAAACGTACCTCTTATAATACCAGGGGCGGAGTACATTATGACCCTCAAACAGGAGAGCCAAGTGCTGATCAGTCAAAAGCATTTAGAAAGAACTATGCAGGAATAGGATATACATACGATGAATCTCGTGATGCTTTTATCCCTCCAAAACCATTTGATAGCTGGACACTAAACGAAGACAGCTGCTTATGGGAAGCTCCTGTAGCTATGCCAGATGATGGACAGCAATACTCTTGGAATGAAGAAACAACAAGTTGGGATTTAATAACAGAATAAATAAATAATTATGGCACTAACTAAAGTAACACACGACGTTTTAGAAGATAGATACACAGCTGCAAGTGCTGTGACTTCTGGCGCATCTATAACTATCGATTCATCCAGCGCAGATATTTTCACTTGGACTGCTGGGCATTCTGCAACTATTGACTTCACAAACGTAAAGATTGGCGATGTAGTTACTTTAGAAGTAACAGGAGGGGGTGGCTCTTATACATTGACTTTACAAAATATCAATGGTTCTGCTGGAACTTTCAATAAGATTTCTGGTGATTACGATGACACTTCGGCAACAAAAAACCTTATAGAATTTAAGTTTATATCTACCAGCGCAGCTTGGTATCAAATCTCACAAATAGCATCCTAATATGAAAGCAATACAAATAGATGGCGCAATAAAAAGATTTACGAAAGTACCTAATAGCTGGGGTAATGTTATGGGTGGGTTTAATCACCTTTCTGAAACTGAACTACAAGAGTATGGCTTTTACAACGTAGTTACTCCAGAGTATAATTCCGCTACACAATATTTAGGCGATTTAGAATGGGATGCTGACAATAGCGTTTTTACTTACCCTGTAATTGATAAAACATTTAGCCAAACTTTAGCTGAAATGAAAGCCTCTAAAATAGAAAACCTAAAAAGTTTATACAATAGAAAACTTTCAGAAACTGATTGGTACATTATAAGAGCGCAAGAGGGTACTTCTGCGCCTCAAGATATATTAGATACCAGAACATCATTAAGAAGCGATTGTGGGGTAAAAGAAGCCGAGATAAACGCCTTAACAACTAAAGCAAATGTAGCCCAGTACGAATTACCAAACCTTGACTAAATGGCATTAGGAAAAAAACTTTTTAAGGGTGCTGGAGCAGCAGTATTAACTCCTATTGCTATTTACGAAATGGAAAATAACGTAAATGACACTAACAATAATTATAATTTGACGGCTTATGGGAGTGTTAGTTATCCAAGTTCATTTAAAGCGGTAGGAAATTATTCTTTAAATATCAATGCACTTGGTGAAAAAGCCTCTTCTGGTTATTTAAATCATTTTGGATTAACTTTAGAACAAAATAAAAGTTTTTCATTATTTGCTTATTTTACACAACCTACTGATACTTACGGAAAGATTGCTATATTACAAAATAAAATATCTGTAGTTTGTCAGAATATTGGTGGTACAATTAGAATACAAGCTACAAAATGGGTAAATGGACAGAGTATGGTTATTGGCAATGGAATTGTGTATCGCAAGACTACAACTGCAACATTTTCCACAGGTACTTGGTATCATATTGCAGTCGTTCAAACTGGAACTGGAAACACCGATTTTGATTTATATGTAAATGGAAGTTTAGCTTCTGTTACACAAGATGATACAGGTTATGGGGGTTATCAAGATGAAGGTTTTATTGTAGGTTCAGGTCCTGTATATGCAGGAACCCAATATTGGCAGTATTATGGACTTATAGACCATGTAAAAGTTTTTGACGACGCCCTACAAGCAAGTCAAATATCAGATTTGGCAAATGAGTAGTTTTTAATATGGAACAATTGAAGATATACATGCTAAGCATATTTGCATTATTAACTTTTCAAGTTGGGTTTTCTCAAGAAAATGAACAGCATATAATTAAGTCCCCAACCAAAGAGCTTAAAATGGTTCTTTACTCTAACGGGAAGCCTGTGGTTGAAGGGTATGTTATCGCTGTAGGGGATAAACTTATTAATAACGGTATGTTTGTGGTCTATAAACCAGATGGTTTTGTAGAACAAACCATACACTATGATATGGGTAAAATAGTTAAAATCACTAACTTTAGTGATGAAAATAAAATGTAATGAATTATATTAGAAAGATTTCAGTTGGAGCAGACTACAAGAATGCCATGCACTATATAGTTAATCAAGAGGTTCTAGGGGGATCATACACAATAAGCGATATAGCTCAAGAGCAAGAAGGATTCAGTGTTTGGGTCAAGAAAAACGAAGAATCTGTAAAATGGAAAGAGTTTAAAGACATTCCAATAGTAGTAGAATACAATATAAATTTAATATGACACCAAGATGGGATTATCTGGTAAAACCACTCGGAAAGGAATACAACAACACAAAGACAATAGCAAACCAAGAGTTCACGATAAACACATCGATAGAGGATGCCAGTTATGTGAACAGGCTGGGAGTTGTGTGTGCGGTGCCGAAGGGTGGAGAGATACCAGTTGGTAGCCTAGTAGTTGTTCATCACAATGTGTTTAGAACATATTTAGATGCTAAAGGCAAAAAAAGAAAAAGTAACGAGTTCTTTAGAGATGGCGAATACTTAGTCAACCCTCAAAGAATATATATGTACAAAGATGACAAGGGGTGGAAAACTACAAAAGATTATTGCTTCATTTCTCCTGTCGATTATAATCAAGATAACGAGATTTATAGATCGGACAAAAAAGAAGAAGAGCATGTGGGAATTGTAAAGCATAGCAGTATCTTTGAAGAAGGAGAAAAAGTAGGGTTTACTAAAAACTCAGAATATGAGTTTACAATAGATGACCAAAAATTCTATAGAATGAGGCATAATGATATTTGTATTAAATTTAATTAAATGGAAGAGTATTGGGTTACCACATCAACGTGGGAAAATTATTGTTTCACTTATACATACACTGATGAGTGATACTAAAGAAACTATTTTAAGAGTTATAGAGGCTGCAGAAAAAGCAGTTGATGAGCTTATAAAGGTTGCCGAAGAAAAGATTATTACAGGGCATAAAGACGATGATCTTGCTGCTGATAGATTAAAAAACGCTGCAGCAACTAAAAGGTTAGCTATAGAGGATGCATTTGCTATTCTGCAAAGGATAGAGAACGAAAGAGATAAACTAAATGGCGAAGATAAGACTAAAGACGGCAAAGGAAAAGATACAGGATTCCAAAGCTTCGCAGAGTCCAGAGGACGAAAGTCTTGAGCTGTGTAAGGTTATCTCTCATATCGATGATAAGACTAGAGATAAACTAAACAAAAAGAAAGCTTGGGATTATGGATACAACAGTGAATATGATGTAGTTGTTATATCAAAATCTGGTCAGATAGGTGAGGTTGTTGAAATACAAAACCTAAAAATTGCATTACCTTTGCAGCCGAAAGAAACGCACGGTAGAAGTGAGAAACAATCGGAGCAGTATTGGGAGCCATTTGAGTATCCAAAAGAACTATCAAAAATCAAGACCATTTTCCAGTGGAATGAGTACCCGAGTTCATTCAAAGAGTCATGGGTCGACTACATTGAGGCTGAGTTTGATAGAAGAGAGAGTGGTTTTTGGTTTAAAAATAATGGTCTTCCTACTTATATTACTGGGTCTCACTACATGTACCTCCAATGGACAAAGATCGATGTTGGGCATCCAGAATACAGAGAATCAAACAGAATCTTTTTTATCTTCTGGGAAGCCTGTAAAGCAGATGACAGATGTTATGGTATGTGCTATCTCAAGAACAGACGTTCAGGATTCAGCTTTATGTCATCAGCAGAAACAGTCAACCAAGCTACAGTCACCTCCGATGCTAGGTTTGGTATTCTATCTAAGAGTGGTGCAGATGCAAAAAAAATGTTCACAGACAAAGTCGTACCGATCTCAACAAACTATCCCTTCTTCTTCAAACCTATTCAAGATGGGATGGATAGACCGAAGACAGAGCTTGCGTACAGAGTCCCAGCATCAAAGCTCACAAGAAGGTCTATTGCAGACACAGAGAATGATGATGACCTTGCAGGACTCGACACAACCATTGACTGGAAAAACACTGGAGATAACTCCTACGATGGTGAAAAGCTACGATTACTCGTCCACGATGAATCTGGAAAGTGGGAACGTCCAGATAATATCCTCAACAACTGGCGTGTCACTAAAACTACACTTAGACTAGGTAGAAGGATCATAGGCAAGTGCCTAATGGGTTCTACCTCAAACTCTCAAGACAAAGGAGGAGGTAACTTTAAGAAACTTTACAGAGACTCTGACGTAACAGAAAGAAACGCAAATGGTCAGACTAAGAGTGGAATGTACTCTCTATTTATCCCTATGGAATGGAACTTTGAGGGGTTTATAGATCAATATGGACAACCAGTATTCAGAAAGCCAAATAAAGCCGTTTTAGACCACTATGGGGATGTAATAGATGGAGGGGTATTAGACTACTGGGAAAATGAAGTAGAGAGCCTTAGAAACGATTCTGACGCACTTAATGAGTTCTATAGACAGTTCCCCAGAACAGAAGGGCATGCTTTTAGAGATGAAGCAAAAAATAGCTTGTTTAGTCTAACTAGAATTTACGAGCAAATAGACTTTAATGATAATCTTGAAAGGCAACGTGTTGTACAAAGGGGAGGGTTCTCCTGGAAGAATGGAGTTAAAGATACAGAGGTTATATGGACACCAGAAAAACATGGAAGGTTTTATGTGAGCTGGATACCTCCTTTAGAGCTCAGAAACAGAGTTATAAATAGGAATGGATTTAAGTATCCTGGTAACGAGCATATAGGTGCTTTTGGTTGTGACTCTTATGATATATCAGGAACTGTAGGTGGAGGTGGGTCTAATGGTGCTCTTCATGGCTTTACAAGAATGAATTTAGATGGTCCAAGTAATATGTTCTTTTTAGAATACATCTATAGACCACAAACAGCAGAGTTGTTCTATGAAGACGTTCTTATGGCTATGGTATTTTATGGTATGCCTGTATTAGCTGAGAATAACAAGCCTAGACTTTTATATCATCTTAAAAACAGAGGATATAGAAAATGGAGCATAAATAGACCAGATAAACACAAAAACGATTTATCTAAAGCCGAAAGAGAGCTTGGAGGCATACCTTCATCTCCAGCAGTTATATCTATTCATGCTGAGGCAATAGAAAGTTATATAGAAAACAATGTAGGATTTAGTGACGAGGGTACTGGTAAAATGTACTTTAACAGGACATTATTGGATTGGGCTAACTATGATATTGGTAATAGAACCAAGTTTGATGCAACAGTTAGTTCAGGTCTTGCTATCATGGCAAACCAGAAATACGTCATTAAGGCTCAAAGAAAAGATACAGAAATAAATGTTAACTTTGCAAGGTATAATAATACAGGCACAGTTAGCTCTATTATAAAGTAAAAATATGCGAGGAACTTCTGGGAAGTACGTTATTGGATTTCCAAATCAATTAGCTTCAGATGCTGAGAAGGCATCGAAAGAATATGGGCTTATGGTAGGGCATGCTATAGAGTCTGAGTGGTTTAGAAAAGAGGGTGGTCAATCAAGGTTTTATAACAACCGTGACACCTATCATAAACTAAGAACATATGCAATGGGTGAGCAGTCTGTGCGAAAGTACAAAGACGAGCTTGCTATTAATGGAGACATATCATATTTAAACTTAGATTGGACTCCAGTGCCTATTATACCAAAGTTTGTAGATATTGTAGTCAATGGTATATCAAACAGATTATTTGATGTAAAGGCTGAGGCAATTGATCCAGTATCTTCAAATAAAAAAGCCATGTACAAAAACCGCATCCAGACAGAGATGCGTAATAAAGAAGACTTTGAAGAAATAGGAGCTATGCTAGGCAAGAATATGTTTAGCGTACAACCAGATGCACTTCCTGAAACAGATGATGAGCTAGATATACATATGCAAATCGATTATAAAGATGATATTGAGATTGCTGAAGAAAAAGCCATTACGTCTGTTTTAAAACATAACAACTACGAACACATCAAGAAAAGACTTGATGAAGACTCTACGGTTATTGGAGTATCTGCTGCAAAGCATACTTTCAATGTTCATGATGGAATTAAAGTTGACTATGTAGACCCAGCTGACTTAGTGTTCAGCCCAACAGAAGATCCACATTTCCAGGATTGCTATTACTTTGGAGAGGTTAAGAATGTCAACATTACAGAGATCAAAAAGATTGATCCATCAATAACACAAGAAGAAGTTGAAGAAATTGCCAAGTCGGCATCTAAGTTTGATTCATATCAAGGAATGAGAGGTGGTTATAAAACTGATTCATTTGATAAGAATACTGCAACATTATTGTATTTCTGTTACAAGACTGACAAGAATATCGTATATAAGAAAAAGAAAACAGCACAAGGCGGAGAAAAAGTGCTAAAAAAAGACGATCAATTCAATCCACCAAAAACAGAACAAGCACGTTTTGAAAAATTATCTAAAAGAATTGATGTATGGTACGAAGGTGTTCTTGTGTTAGGAACAAACAAAATTCTCAAATGGGAACTGATGAAAAATATGGTGCGTCCAAAAAGCTCAATGGAGAGAGTGTATGCTCCCTACGTTGTGTCTGCGCCAAAAATGTACAGAGGTCAGATTGATTCCCTTGTAAAGAGAATGATTCCATTTGCGGATCAGATACAACTTTTACACCTTAAACTTCAGCAGGTTGCTGCCAAGATGATTCCAGACGGAGTCTTTATTGATTTAGATGGACTATCGTCTATTAGCCTAGGTAACGGTAATACATACTCTCCGCAAGAGGCATTGAATATGTACTTCCAAACTGGG